GCTCTTGATGTGATCCAACGACCGGCGGCTGCACTAGCCTCCGATGACAGTCGCCTTTCGCGGTCTGCCCACTCGCTTACGCGAAGACGTGGCGGCGGCTTCAGCGTTTGCATCGCTTCCGCTATCACCGCTGCCAGCGACGCTTGTGCGTCCAGCGTGTTCGTGTGGTTGGTAAGATGATAATTCATCTAACGCTTCCCTTATTTGGTTTTCCAATATGCTTTGAATTGTTGGCAAGTCTGTCTCAGTGGCGCAGATGGGCGCACAGATGGATGGCAACGCCAACAGTTTTGCCTTCATAGCGGCCAAGACCTCGACCCAAGCACCGGCAACATCGTCAGATGCTACCAACTTGCGTTTGGCTTGCAGCAATTCTAATTCGGCCATTTGCGCGTCAGCTTCCATCTTTCTGGCGCGTGCTGCGTTGTAATCCGCATCTTCAATCTTTGGCCTACCCACTGGCCTTTTTGCTTTTTCGGCAACTGTCTGTGCCATTATCCACCTATTGTTGCAATATTTCTCATAATTCTGTCGCTAGGATTGTTTCGGGGTCGCGCGTTACCCCCGATGGTCACGTTCTGGAAGTACCTTTTGCTTTGCGTCGCGCTGTCTGCTTTGCAAACGCGAAACTTTTTCCAAAATTGCGGTCGAATACCCGCCCCGCCATTCTGTTTGCATCTTCATAGAACGGAAACCGCTTCGGAATGCGTGCCACGTTCTCTAGCAAGTACAGCACGCGCTGTCGTCTGGCTGCACCCCGCCCCGTCTGTTCAGCGATAACATCTTGTCCGCTTCGCAGCGTTGTTCTGTATCCCTTGCCACCAAGCACGTTACGCGGCTGCTTTGCCTTCGGTACTTTGCCCGATGCTGTGCGCTTTACTTGCCTTGATGGGATCGCAATGTTGTTGCCGCGTGGCCTCTTGATCCCGCCTTTAGCTTGATTGGTCATATAATCGCGGCCAAGCCGGTCGTATACACGCGCTGTTAGGTTGCGCTTTGTTGCCTTATCAACGCGGAACATCGTGCTTGCAAAGCGTTTGTTGCGTACTGTGAAGCTTTTAGGATAAGTGTCGTCAACAATTTGTTTGCGCACATTAAACGCTGTAGTTGTTAGTGCATTAGCTGTCGCTGCCGGTATATGATTGCGGCCAAACGCATCCATAGCTTTTGCAAACGTGCTTATATTGCTTTTGACATTGATCTGCATCAGTGCTGTGTCTCGCTATCTAATTCCAATATGACGACTGTGCCGTGGCAGTCACGCGCGTCAAAGATAATGCCATCGCATTCAGTGCAATTGATCGTGCCACTGTTGGCCTCGACCGCCGCATAAGTGGCCTTGCCGCAGATGCCGCAATCGACTTCATTTTCAAAGAATAGCACATATTCCATCGTGTGACATTATCCGCAAAACAAAAGGCGGTCAATGCCGCCCTTTGCTTCCCCTTGCTGTTGACGTTTAATTGGCGTTGCGTTGCTCAATAAAATTATAATCCTCATTGTCATATGTCTTTATCTTATGACAGTTAGCACACAATAGCTGATAAATATGCTTTGGCTCCTTTCCAGCCTTGACCATTGCATTAATAGTGTTGGTGTTCTGTTGGCCGTTCATCTTGACCTTGCCGTTAGTGCGGTACTGTATAGGCTTAACGTGGTCAAACTCAAGAACTCTATAGTCATCTACACCGCATTGGCAACAGGCACCACCAAGAGCATCTATAGCAAGCTTTCTCATCTTAACCCTCGACTTGCGCTGAATTTTTCGTTGCTCTTTACTAGGCATTTGCCAGCCCGCGTTTGTTATTGACATTACTGTTTGACCACATCTCGCATAAAATCTTTATGCAAATTCTCTATCAATCTTGAGCCATCGCAATTGTAGTGCATCTTTTCATCAATCAATTCATCTGGGCTATCATCTGGCGCATACAAGTTTAAATGCTGACATTTTAAATAAACCTTATGACCCCATAGCTGCATATATGCTCTGAACTGATCTTGCCGTTCTGATATATCTTGCTCATTTGCATCAGCCAATGCCACAGCCGCATTTGATAATTTCATCATATCTGCAATAATAGCGCGAACAGTCTTTTTGAAACTGTCATCTCGAAACGCTGGTTCAACTGCAATTTCTTTTTTGGTTTTTCTAGCCATTTTATCCACTCCAATCTGGGTTTTCTATTACTCCCGACCCGTAACAAACATCGCAATCATCTTGCACTTCGCTGCCACAAGGGTCATTGGCTCCGCGCTTGCCCACCCAATAAACAAGCCAGCCATAGCCCTGACACTCAGGGCATTCAATTTCTTCAGCCACCGAACCGCACCATCAATGCGTATAGGTTGTAATCATTTGTGACCGCGTTGGTGCAAAACACAATTACAAAAACAGTTAGCACCAGCATTCCAATAGCATCCTTAACCATATCAAGCCCCCAACACGCTATGCCCACGACCCCGCAAGCAATCATTAAGCCATTTGATTTCCGCACCAAACTGCAAAGGCGACAACGCTTCTTTGACTAGCTGGCGACACTCAGTTAGGTCACGCTGATATAGCTGCGCCTTATCACCGCTGACCCGCAGATCAGCGACCGGCGTATAACTACAACCGGCCACCAATACTGCTATGACGAATAGGCGGGGCATTATGCCGCCGCCCTTAAAAGTTGTTCGACCGGCTGGCGGCAATGCTTGTAATTGTCGCGTGTCAAATACTTAACATCGCTATAAAAGCACAACCAACAACCAAGACCGCTAACAAAAATCTGATCGTCATCAGCTTCGATTTCCAGCCGCGCAATCAAAGCATCCGCATCGAACCGCTTGCCGCCAAATGGATAAATGCCTTTATGGATGGCACGCACAAAAACAGGCAAGACCTTTTCTTTCAGTTCTTCAACCGATGTTACAGCCACTGGCATTTGGAAACGCTCAAAAAGCAGATAATCAGAAATCCGATCACCGCTATTGCCATACATTGCTTCAGCATCATCAAAATAAAATGTAGTCATTTTGCAATCTCCCGTTTTGCTGTAATGATCAAACTAAGACGTGGGCAAGTGCTTCGACCAAGCCGTTGCGATCACCAAATTTCATAATGTTACGAACATACTTGCCATTTGCGTCATAAACATCAGCCAGCCAGCGCGAACCCACTTGGTGAACGCGCACATCTTCGTGACCGGTAACGACCCAAACTGCGCCTTTAGAAGCTAGAAAATCTACGCTCTGCATTTTTCTTAACTTAATCATTTTGGATACTCCCGTTTCCTTGTTGATGACTTACCTTGCACCTTTTCCAACCCAATGTCAACACCTATTTACATCTTTTTACACATCCACACCAACTTTTTTTAGTTCGGCGATCACATCTGGCCGGTTTTGCTTGTAATAGGTTCGCATTCCGTCAGTCAGCGATTTCCACTGATCCAGCGTGACCATCTTCCGTTGCGGCGGTGTCCAGTCATTAGACTGATTGTTATAATTGCCGCTAGATGGCCTAGAATGGCCTGTGACGCGCTTTGGCTTCTTTTTGGCATCTCTTATGCACCAGTTCTGCCAAAAGGCTGTCAGGTCGATATAAGCGGCTTTATTGCCATTTTGCTTATCCCATAGCCGGATCGCCTCTAATACGTCAGCGGCATCAAGACCTTTGCTTTGAGCAAATTGGCGATCAGCTTCATCAGGTTCCCAGTCAACAACTTTGGTTTTTCCCTTATTTCTTTTTAACGGTTCTTTAATGGTTATGGGTGCATCTCCTGCAGGGGTGTCCTGCATCTGGTGCAGGGGTGCGAGATATGCAGGGGTATACTCTGTTGACCTACCAGACCGGTGATTTCGGATCAAAAAGCCAGCCTGTTCCAGCTTCTTTAACTTAGCCCGAACGGTTCGTTCCGCTGCGCCGGTAACGTGGCAAATATGACCGACAGACGGCCAAGCAACGCCCCTTGCGTCATTATGGTGGTTCGCAACTACAATCAAAACCAGCTTTGCCAGCGGGTCTTGAACAGGCGCATCCATTGCCCAATCCAGTGCTTTAATGCTCATCGTGCAAAATCTCCAAGGTTAAGGCCGCATAGCCGATAATGTCCAACAGGCTGTCGGCGTGACTGCATTCGCTGTTTGCCAGCCTTGACAGCTTCATAGCAATCATCATCGCGCCGAATTGCTCCGGCGTTACATCTTTGCCGACCACCATACTCATCATCTGGCTGGTTTGCGTCCAATTTTTCCGCAGATCACCATAAGATGCGCCGCGTTCATTTAATATTAGCTGCACCTTTTCCAGTGCTTCAGATCGTTTCATCAAATTCCCTCACAATATGAAATTCATCAATTGGCACTTCAGCCATCAAGCCATAATCGCGTTCTATCCCGCGATCCCGTCTGCCACCAATTGTTGTGGCAAAATCCACCTTGAAGCTGCACGCACCTATGCAGTCAGTCCAGCGCACAATTAAAAAGGTCGGTATGCCGGTTTCAAACGCAACTTGCCGCGCATAAATCATTTTATGCAAATGGATCAATGACGTTTTATATCGTGTGCGTTCAAATGTCCTGCACTTGACTTCAGCAAATGCTTCGATCTTGCCTTGCCGCGTCAATGCGAAATCTAATTGACAATATTGCGGCAACTTGACTGGCTCACATTTCCAAGCTGTGCCGATTTCACTGATCGTCAGCAACTCCATTTTGAGATTGTGTTCGGTTTCCATCTTCATCCACTCCTTTATGGGTCATTTTGCAGACCGGACAAGCCCATATGTCTTTTTCCCTTGACATATAGCTTCGACACTTTGGGCATCGGCCTTGTTCGTAAAGTTCAGCAAATGTACCATCACCGCTTTGGATCATTGAAATGGCCTTTCGGGAAAAACGGTATGACGTTATGACGTTTTAACGCTCTTGCCACATAATCGGCTTCGCAGATAGCTAGTGGATCAGGATTGCCGGTATTGCGTTCGTAAATCCAAACCTTAACGCCCGTTCTGCCTTTGACGATGTTGACGGTCAAATCTTTAACATCAATCCAAGTTTCGCTTGAAACCATCGTGTATTCGCGGTCGCCAACAGTCTTTTTGCCGATATCGTCATCCATTTATATGCTCCCGAATAATCATCATCGCGGTGTCCAGATCAGTTTCAACGGCATACCGCCAATCATATTGTTCAGCCAAATCTTGATTAGGCGACCAGCCAGCAAGCCCCACAATAGCCGCCACTGGCAACCGCACGCGTGTTTTCATTCTATCGAGACGGTAAAACAGCACCGGCAGTTTTTCAGCAACCGCAGCGGCTGTGCAGACTTGTGACCACCAATCGCCAGACACGCCAGCTTTGTATCTTTTGCATTCAATCACAAAAGGAAAATCACAATCAGTCGTGACCAAATCGCCAAGATGCGCTTGACGCGTTTGATCCAATTCCCGCACAAAATTTAATCCAAGATGGTCGAAAAGTTCTTTGGCTATCTCATATTCATAGCCGCGACCTTTGTTTCTTGATTTTGATCCAGACATAGCTGCCCCCGTTTCAGTTGCCCTATCCTTGCCCAAAACGATCCAATCTGTAAAGTGAAAAAATACCTGTTGCATTTTGGGAACGATCTGCGCTAGGGTGTTGCTATGAAAAAACGGGAAATTAGTGAACTTTGGAAAACCGCAGGGTTTAGCCATTTATCGGCCAGCCAGCTTTTACGCTCACCGGCCAAGTGGATATTTGATTATCTGCATCTGACAAAAGAACAGCGGCAAGAAATTGGCGTTGGGGAACGCGCTGCAATTGGTACGTCAGTACATACGGCAGTGCAATCAATAGTGTGCCACGGGGCAGATATTGATGAAGCTATTGAAGCCGCGCAGCTTGCCTTCGACTTTCACCCAGCCGATGAAGACGATGTGCTGCGTGTGAAGTTTCGTGAAGTTATACCGGCTATGGTTCATCAGGGCGTGAATATTTGTGTAGAAAACGGGTTCACAGGCGCAATCGATGAAGAACGCATTGAATGTTGGTTGGATGATGTGAACGTGCCGATCTTAGGCTTTGTCGATTTGCTGGTTGAAGGCTCAATGTTTGCCGAAATGAAAACCAAAGCACCGCGCAAGACCAAGCTGTTGAAAGACGGGTCACAAGGCTGGGCAAAGGCAACACTGCCTAAAAAGCCGGAGTTTGCCCACATATGCCAAGCTGCTATTTACTGGCACGCGCTGCGCGTCACGCCATCAATTATTTATATAGCAGAACACGATGCGGTGATCTTCAACGCATACAACTGCGAAGAATTGCAAGCAGACGGCATTAATCACGCGCTGAATGAAATGCGCCAAAAAGCATTGATCCGGCAAAACCTATTGCGCGTCAGTACCGATCCAAAGGTGCTGGCATCAATCACCGATCCCGATTGGGGTCATATGTACCAGTGGAAAATGAAAACCGAATGGCTTGAAAGGGCAAAAGAGTTATGGAAAATCTAAAACTGCACGCGGCATTAGCCGATGTTAGAAAGGCTGCAAGTGTCGGCAAGTCTGGCAAGAACCCGATGTTCAAATCAGAATATTCAACGCTTGGAGATGTGCTGACCGCGCTTGATGTGCTGCCCGAATATGGGCTGTCATTTGCACAATATTTCCAAGACGGTGCGCTGGTGACGACTGTGGTGCATTTGGAGACTGGCGAAAAGATCAGTAGCTTTTTGCAGATCAGCCCAGAAAAAGACACGCCGCAATCATTTATTAGCTGCGTGACATATTTCCGCAGGGCAAGTTTGTTGACGATGTTCGGATTGAATAGCAATGATGATGATGGTAATCTTGCCAGCGGTGGTGGCGCGTTTCCCTCCCGTTCGCAGCCTAAACCAAAGGCACCGGCTGTCGCATCCACTCCGGCAGTCGGTGCCGCCTCCAACGATGTTTTAGCTGAAAAATTAGATGCGTGTAAAAGTGTGCGTGATGTAAACGCGCTTTACACAAAGCTGTATGGTGCCAGCGGCATAAAAGCACCAGCCGATCAAATTGCAATGTTTAGTAAACGGAAGGAAGAACTGCAAAATGACTGAATATGACAACACCAATCGCGGCGCGATCTTTAAGAACAACGACAAGACCGCCGAAAATCAGCCAGACTATACTGGCAAGATCAATGTGGATGGCGTTGAAAAGCGCATTGCGTTGTGGATACGCGAAAGC